TAGCCTTGACGAAGTAAGCGATGCGATCCGCAAGCAACTGGTCAAAGACGGTGAGAACTTCTCTCATTGGGTTCGAATGCAGCTGCGGAAACATCAGCCGGGTGAAAGTGAACCGAAAGTGAAACCTGCACCACCTCGAAACTACATGTGCAAGAATTGTTTTGGCAATCATTGGACTGCCGACTGTCCGACGTTGGAGGCTGCAGAGTAATGTGCGTCAAGTGTGAAGCTTGCGATCAGACTTACTTCTGCAAACATAACCAACGCCTAAGCACTGGTGAAGTTGTACGTTGTGAATACAACTTTCTTTGGGTTCAAACTTGTATGCTATGTCAACCCAAGTAAGGGATCAGTGAGATAGCAACCTGTACAGTTTCAAACCCACCGACCAAACCGAGAGTGAGAAAAGAAACAAGCACGTTAAGTCGGATTAGACTTTCGAGGTTGGATTCTTTCTCTGCTCGACGTTCTTCACGTGTCATAAGCCACTGTGCGAATCGTTCGGTCTTGCTTGGTGCTTTCGTTTCTTCAATTGGTGTTTCTTCAGACATTTTAATTCCTCAATTAGATTTGTGCGCCCATTCGGATCGCAGAGATTTCGTACTCGAACATCTCCTTGGTAAAGACTGGACCGGTTGCTGCACCTTTTGCTTCGATGCGTGCTGCTGTTTGTTCACCAGCATATTGACCAACAGCTTGACCAACTTCTGCGCCCAATTGAATTGAACGTAGAAGTGGATGGCCTTCAATACCGCGGTAGAGACCAAGTAGAGTCATGTTCAGTCCTCATCGTGGGATTGTTGCAACTCGTACGAACGTAGGAGTCTCATCATGTAGACGTGATCAGATTCATCTTTAGGACTGGCCGTTAAGACGTGACGAGCATTAGACGTAATCAATCCAGTAATGGGTGATCCAGGATCTCCAGCTGCGCCTTGAACAAATCGATAAGAGTAGACTCGATCACTTGCAGTCGGCATGCCTGAACCAAACATTTGCTTGTTACTTTCTACTGGTGATCCATACGATCCAACGTCTTGTGTAGTAACGTATTGTGTAACGCATCCATAAACGACGTGTTCGAAGTCTTGACGAGAACCAGGGAAACCGGGAATGTAAATCAAATCCAATACCGTGTTTGCATCAATCGCAAGTGGAACGGTTGTCATAATGTCTGTGATTGTTATTTTGTCACCCGGTTGTGATGCACCACTCCACGTTGGAAGTATTCCAGTCTGAACTCCCATGCCGTCAAAGAACAACGTCTTCTCTTCCATGGACATTCCAGCTAGATCGAAATAAGTTTCATGGTATGCAATAAAATATCCAGCACCAGTTATTCCTGGCAACACAGTATATCCTGATGCGGGAGTAACGGTCCAAGCATTAGTTCCAGCATTACGAGTCGCTGCACAAGAAGGATGATACTTCACGAGGGTCTTCATTTCTTACCACCCTTCTTCTTCTTTGCACTCTTCCAAGACTTTGCAGCCTTCTTGAAGCGTGACTGATGATTCATACGCGGATGAACTTTCTTCAGACGTGCGAGTTCCTTCTTCATGTATTTGTTATACGCTGAGGGTGCTCGCTTGACAGTCTTGACAGCCTTCTTAACTGTCTTTGTTCCAGCCTTTGAAGCAGCCTTCTTTGCTCTTCCAACTGTTGCCTCTACTTCTTTCTTTGCAGATTCAATAAACAACGCCTTGAGTTCGTCTAGGGTTCCTTCAACTTTCACCAAGGTAAACACCTCAGTTGTCAGCTGCTGTCGATTGGATTGCGATTGCCATGAAGTCCTTTGCACTTAGGGAGACAATGGAAGCGTTGACTCGCACGGTGATGTTCACAGCAGTTCCGCTGTTGATTTGAGAGCATCGACCGGTTAGGTAGAGTTGATCATTGACGACAAATCGACCATCGTCAGCGCCCTTGCCGTAGTTGTCTGGGTAAAGGTCAGTTACTGCGTTCATTTCACCAGCGGCAGACTTGTAGAGAGCTGCACTTGAGACAAGAGCACGATCATTTGCAAAGACCAAACCGCCACGGTTTAGATCAGTGAGTTGAACGGCAACGGCGTCATCGACTGCGATTGCAGTTTCAACGTGGTCATTTGCAGTCAATCCTTGAAAGATGTAATCCACACTGTGAACTTGAATTGCTTGGCGATCACCAACGTCAACATAGCTGCCAAGGTCAATAGTGGCAAATGTATCTGTGGTGCTTGCTGTAATTGTCAATCGTTCGGTTAGGGTAAACATTGCGGTTTTTCTTGCTGCCATTATAATCATCTCTTATTGGGGTGTCCGGGGGTTGTTTTTGTGCATGACGTACCAAACCGGTTCCCCCGGACAACACAAGTACCCCACATCCAGCACTTAATCTTCTCTACCGGTGGCGAGCCATAAGATACTCGCCCTCACCACACCCGCCCCTATGTATAGCCATAGGCTATAGGCATTTCGCCAATGCGTATGTACTTATACTAGGGGCTCTTAGGAGTGTTATGGCTGACGAACCATTACACACCGAAGTTTACATGACGAAAGAACAGATTGAGTGGGTCAAGTTAGCGATCCATCGAGATATGATTTACCAAGACGAGACGGAACCAGTTGATTACAAATACAAAATGATGAACGAACTAACTGATTCTCTGAACAAGTTTAGATTCTGCCGTGAGTGTTGGACGCATTACACTGTTCGATGGTCTACAGACACCCACACGTGCCCACCAAAGGAGGAAGAGTGATGCCAAACCGTACCATTAGCCTTGACGAAGTAAGCGATGCGATCCGCAAGCAACTGGTCAAAGACGGTGAGAACTTCTCTCATTGGGTTCGAATGCAGCTGCGGAAACATCAGCCGGGTGAAAGTGAACCGAAAGTGAA